GGATCTGATAGCCGGAGGTATCGCCGCCGTAGCTGCTGACCTCGATGTAGCACTCCTCCCGCACCGCAGGATAGCTGCCGTCCTTCTGCATATCCCAGAGCTTTACCTCCACAAGATCCGTCCGCAGATCCTCCAGAATAAGACCGTCGTCGATGATCTCCTGCAGCCGCGCATAAAGTCCGGTGCCCGGCTCTGCGTAGTAAGGCTCTACCGCCGCGGTCTTTTCATAGCCGGAGATAACCACCGACTGCTTACCGAAGATGTTGGTCTTTCGCTCCACCTTGGCAGACATCTCTACCTTATACTCCTCTAAGTCCTTGCCCAGCCGTTCATAGCTGCTCGCCGCATCCGATCTTGCGGTATTGAGAAAATGGGCAAAATACTTTCTTTCAATTTTCGCCATATGTATCCTCCTGATAGATTTTCGTAAATTCCGCCGTGATGGTCACGGCATAAAGTGCGTCGTTTCCACGGCGCTTGCTTAGCTGTCCCTTTTCTGACCGAAGCCGCTCCTCAGCCGGCACATCCCCAAAAATGGGGGTCTTTCCCCCAATGCTCATCTGCGCCAGCCATTTTTGGAATTGGAGCAGCCACGCCGCATCGCTCTCCCGCTCAGAAGCCGAACGGTAGAGCATAAAGCGCAGACGGCAGTGTACCTTTGTATTTCCCAGCACATCTCTTTTCCGGGAAATTTCCTCCGCGCCCTGGGGAAAGAGGCCGTTTTCTCCCCCATCACACCGGTCGATATACAGGAGCTTCCCTTCCTCCCAAGCGGGATAGGATAGCAAAAACTCCCGCATTCTCTCTAATTCTGTCACAATTTCTCCTCCCTTCCACCTCGTAGGGAACGGATTTATCCGTTCCGCCACGCTGCTTAACGGGATGTGGAATGCATAAATGCATTCCCTACACCCACTTACGACGGCGCAATTTATAATTTGTAATTATTAATTTTAGCTGCCCGCTTCCCAATGGACGATTTTCCCATCGAGTATATAGGGCTTTGCATATGCCACCGACATTGCGCCATTGAGCTCCTGCCAGGACCGCACGACCTTGCCCCGACCTTCCACCACCCGGTCGCCTGCCATTACCTGCCGATCATCGGGCACGATCAGAAGGAACTCCCATTTTAAGAAGGTGCCGAGATCATCCCGCACCAAAACCACCTTTTTTTGCAAATGACAGTCCGGATACTCATAGCGGTGGATCTCCTCCCCCACCTTTCGGTAGACGGTGACGGTCTGATTACACAGGGGATAATCCATCATACCGTCACCCCCCGGTACAGGTCTAAATACATGGAAGCCTTGCCCACCAGCTCCCGGGACAGTGCCTTGGAATCCCGATAAGAGACCGTCATCTCCCCCATCCGCACCTGAGAAATACCGCTATGCCGCCGGGAGGCATCATAAATCGTCTCTGCCATGGCGCACAGCGCCATCCTCTCCGACAGCGCACCGGTGGACTCCACACGGTAAATGCGCTTCATTTTAGAGAGCGCTGCCTCTGCCCGGGCGGCGATATGGGGAAAGGCAGCCTCCGGTATGGAGCTGCCAAAATAGCTGTCTGTGTAAAATTCATAAGTAAGCATCGGCAGCGCCCCCATTTAAGCGATGGCGATGCCGCCCAGCACAGCCGCCTTCAGGGTATTCTTCAGCGCCACGCCTGCCACCAGCTCCACCTCACCGGTCTTAATTGCGCCGGGGGCGGTCAGGTCGGGCATATAGGACTGGATCACGCCGCTGCCCAGCGGGGAGATGCCGTGGAAGCCGTCCAGACCCAGAGAAACGGCGTAAATGGCAGTCTTGCCGTCCTTGGTCTCGATGACATCCTTCAGATTTTCGCCGTCAAAGTACTGACCCATATCCACCATAGGTACGCCGGCGTAGGTCTCCACGGTGCGGCCGAAATCATCGGTCTTTCGCTCATAGTAGCCGGCGCGGCGGGCGATGGCGCGAAGCTTGACGAGCATAGAGCGGTTCATCAGCAGCAGGCTGGGCGTACCGTCGAGAACGCTGAGGAAGCCGTCCATCTCATCTAAGAAGGCGTTGTAGTTTGCGTCCAGCTCCTGAGAGGTCTTGAGAGAAACCTGAGAGGAAAGCTCGTTCTGTGTACCGGAAAGGAGCTTTCGCAGACCGTCGAAAGTACCGCCGACGAAGCCCTCCTCATTGCCGGTAGAGCCGTTGATGACCAAATTGTGGAAATAGTTTGCGGTGGCCTTAATTTTCTGCTCCGCCTGAAATGCCAGCTCGTCGGCCGCGCCGGAGGTGGACTGGATCACACGGTCCATCTGGAACGCGCCGCCCATAATGATGGCGGAGGTAGTCTTCTTTTCCTTCTTTGCCTCGCCGGGTGTGTACTCACCGCCCACGGTACGGGTAGACGCGGTGGAGGGGGACTTGAGCTGGATGTAGCCGTAGGTCAGGGTACTGCCGCCGGTGCCGGGAGAGATGGCGTTGTCAAACACCATATTGTCCAGCAGCAAGCTGCTGCGGCGGAACATATCGATAACCTGCTGATCGACCTTGTCGGCCATGCCGACCTTTGCTTCCTGTAATGTAATTGCCATAATTTTTTACTTCCTTTCCTTCATAAAGCGTTGTTTCAGTGCGCCGGCAAGTGTCACCGGCTCTTCTTCCTGACGGGGCGTTGCCTCGCCTGTGCCCCGGGCGAACAGGGGCGGTAATTCCTTTCTTTCAAAGAGATAGGGTGCTTCCTCGCGGAGCTTTTCCACAGCCGCCGTAACGTCCCCTTCCGCACCGTTTTGGAGCGCCTCCATATCCAGCAGGGCGCAGATGGCTTTCTCATTTTTGCCCCTTGCGCCGCGGATGGCATTTTCCAAGCGGTGAGAAAATGTAAGCTGCCGCAGTGCCGTCTCGTGGCTTTCACGCATCTGCCGCACAGTTTCCTCCCAGGTCTCCTTTTCCGCCAACAGGGACATATTTTCGCCCTTTATTTTTTCGATGTCCCTGCCGTTTTCTGCCATAATGGCGTCGATGACCTCTTTTGTGAGCGACATCTCCCCCACCGACAGATTCTGTAAAAATTCTCGCTTCATATAAAACTCCTTTCTACGCTTTTTTACGATGGTCGCTTCATCGAATTTTCCTTCCGCACCAAAGGCCCCCTTGTGTAAAGGGGGCTGTCAAAAATCTTTGATTTTTGACTGGGGGATTGTCATCGAAAACCATTGAGATTTATTTCACTGCGCTTTGCAACAACCCCTCCGAGCAAAATCAAAGATTTTGCTCACCTCGCCTGCGGGCGAGCCGGTCGCGGCTCTGACAGTCCGCCGGACTGTCATTCACTACCGCGACTGCGCTTCGCTTACCCCTTACACAGGGGAGGCTTTTTCCGCTATCATATACTTCCTCTTTATCTCCGCCCGTTCTTCTTCCGTCTCGCAGGGCATATTAAACCGCCAGCCCAGCGCCACCTCCGGGGCGATGAGCCCGGCCTTCACCATCTCCATATACTCCGCCCAGGTCTTATCCTCATCGAAAAGCACACCGTTGCCCCAGTCGAAAACTACCTCCTCGCTGACCTTCGGCAGGCGGTACATCCGGGAAAGCAGATTACACAGGACAGCCGTCTCCCGCGCCGCCTGCTCCCAAACCTGCTGACAGGAGATGACCAGCAAATTAAAATCCGCCGCGCTGGAGGTGATCTCGGTGGCGGTGCGGTCTTCAATTTGGGCATCGCTGAGCATACCCCGGCGCAGACCGATGATGCTCTCCACATTTCTGAGGTATTCCTGCTTCCGGGCAAGGTAAGATTCTTCTCTCAGCTTAGGAGAAAACACGGTAATCCCCACATTTTCCGGACCCTCATCCAGTCCCACAAAGAGGTGATCGGAAAGCCCTTTTTCTCCGTCGATAAGATCCGCGGAGGCAAACACACGGCTCTCGCCCCTTGTAAACTCCCCGCAAAGCTGTTCCTCATTTTTGTCGATGTTGCGAATGAGATCGATCGCCGGGGCAAAGATCGCAACGCCGTCGTGGGAGCCGTCCACGCAGTTTAAGATGGGTACCTTCATCTGTATCAGTCCCAAGCCGGGAAGCTCCTCAAAGCGGTACTTTTCCGCCAGTCCCTCGTAAAGGGGATGGCCGGAAAGGGAGACAGGCGCGCCAAGGGTGTCCCCATCGGTGGAGCGGTAAAGGGTATTTTGAATGACTAAGCTGTCTCCCTCTACGGTGCGCCGCTCCAACAGAGTGTAGTGGTGCTTGCCGTAGACACTTTTTTCCGCTGTGCCGATGTCCGAGGGTCTGCCGTCGGCATCTCTGCCGAAGACCAGTACATTCTGCCTTGGCACAAGGGTATAAGAAAACCCTGTCTCGGTGGGACAGGGCTTTATATAACATTCGCCGCTCATCAGGAGCTTTTGCATTGCCTCCCGCCCCATCCGGGTCAGGGGCAGCAGCGCCGGGTCACAGGTCACCTGACACTCCCCGAAAATGGCAGACACTAACTTACTTACCACCGTGTAGGCAATGCGCTGACAGGGATCTCCCTCCCCCGTGCCGTAATAAAGTGCCTCCCAATCCTCCATTGCCTGCCGCATTTTCCGGGAGGTCTTGTCCGCCGCCCCAAAGGCGGTCTCATACTGATAGATGCTCATTTTTATACCTCACTTTCATTTTTCCACCGCACCAAAGGCCCCCTTGTGTAAAGGGGGCTGTCAAAAATCTCTGATTTTTGACTGGGGGATTGTCAACCCCTCCGTCGACCTGATCGGTCGACACCTCCCCTTACACAGGGGAGGCTTTCCTGCCTAATACTGTCGTGCAAAAATACCGAATATCATCCATGGCGTGGTCGTTCTCCTTTACCGGCGCATCCTTCCCCTCCTCCCAGACATAAAGCGAAAACTCCCGGATGGTATCCCTGCATTCCTCGGTAAACTGCAGCACCCCACGCTCCAAAAAAGATGCCACCGTCTGGATCCCCGGCAGCACCTTATTTTTCGCCCGGCGCACAGAAAAATGCCCATATCTGCGGATCAGCGTAATAAACGATGCCGCCGAGGGGTCAACGACGATCTGCTGTACCGGCTTGTCCCCGGCTAAGCGCAGGATCGCCCGGTAGTACTCCTCATCGGTAAGGCTTCTTCCCTTTTCCCGCCCATTATAGTAATACTCCCGGACACGAACCGCCCTACCGTCCCCCACGCACCAAAGCCCGGCAGAGAAGGGATTTTGTGTGCCGTAGTCTACAGATATGTAGTATTTTCCCTCGGGGATGGACGCGGTAATATGCTTCTCCGGGCGAAAATCATAGATAAGCCCCTCAGCCGCGCACCAGATGCCCCGGACATAGCGGTCATAAAAAACACCCTGGTAAAGCCGCTCATACCGCTGCCGGATAGCGCTGTCCAGTCCGGGGTTATCTTCCATTGTAAAGTGGAGATGCAGGGCGTTCTTTTTATCTGCCCTGCAGATCCACTCTTTATAAAACCAATGCTCCGGCCCAGCCGGGTTGCAGTTAAACCACATTTTGCTGCCCGGCACAGAGCACCGGGCGCAGACCTGCTCCACAAAGGACCTTGGCATCAGCGCTGCCTCGTCCAGCAGCACCCCCGCAAGGGTAATGCCCTGGACCGTCATATAGGAGCTTTCGTCCTGACCGCCAAAGAGGTAGTAGGTGTTTACCCTGTCCCCAAGCCGAACGGTGAGCTTATTCTCCCCCCGATGCTCGGTGACGGCAAAGGGCGGTCCCAGCCAAGTGGGAAGCTGGAGGATGATGTTTCGCCTGAGCGCCGACACGCTCTTGCCGCAAATGCCAAACACCTGATTATCAAAGACAGCCATACTCCACAGGAAAAAGCCGCCCACCATAGACCGGGTCTTGCCGGAGCGCACCGCGCCGTCGCAGATAATGGCATCATAATTCTTAAGACCGGGTCTGTTCCACCAGGTCAGCGCCAGCATCTGTTTGCGGCTGAATGTCATAAAGGTCAACCTCCTCTCCGGTGGCGGCAAGGACCGCCTCCATAAGTCCCGGGGCGCTCTCGTCAGGCATTGCCGCCCCGCCGAAAAGACCCACTGCCTTTCCGAGCAGCTCCAGGGCCTTTAATTTGTCGTAGAACTTGACCTTCACCCCGGAGGCGGTCTTTTCCACCTGACAGATGGCAGCCGCCTGGTTGGGCGTCAGCTTTTTGCCGTCTTTTAGAACGATCTCGCCGTTCTCCACAAATAAATAATTGGTCACCCGGGCAAATCCCACAGCAACCAATTCGTTTAAGATATTCTCTTTTGAAATCTTCTTATGCCTTCCCAAATAAACCACCCTTCTTTCGTCCTTCCTCGTCCTTCCTCTGTCCTCCTGCGCGCAGCGCCCAACCCCCTCCCCCCGGGGGAGGGTGGTTTTTGCTTCGCAAAAACCGGGTGAGGAATGCGGGCGATAATGTTCTGTATTCGCATTTGTGCAGACCTACTCTGCACGCCGTTCCTCATCCGGCTTCACTTACGTTCAGCCACCTTCCCCCCGGGGGGAGGGTTTTCCAACTCTGAATTGTCAATTGTCAATTCCGTCTCCCCCACTGTCATCCTGAGCGACCGAAGGGAGTCGAAGGATCCGTTCCCTACAAATCCATCACGCAGTGATACCTCAACTCTGAATTGTCAACTGTCAACTGTCAACTCCCATCATCCACAATAGCATTATACCACACTTTTCCCAAAAAATCTTCCCATTTTTTTCCCATTTTCATTTTTTCAAAATCCCGAAAAGGCGCACGGCGTCTACACTTTTCGCCCCTCCCCAAAAATCGCCGGTTTTTTTCTTCCCATCGTCCCCCCTCGTCGGGGACGGGTTTCCCGTCCCGCCAAAGCCTCCCTTGTGCAAAGGGAGGTGGCAAAAATCTCTGATTTTTGACGGAGGGATTGTCATTTATCCTACTTTATCAATCCCCCAGTCTCGCATACGCTCGACAGCCCTGCCGGGCCCGCGCCCCTTTTGTCCGCGTTGCGGACATTTTCCCCGCTAACGGGGAAATCTACCCTTTACACAAGGGGGCCTTTTCTTTTCCGCACCCTCGTCCCCCTCGTAGGGGCGATTCACGAATCGCCCGCGGGCGGCGAAGCGCCGCCCCTACAACCTCTATCGATGGTGCATAATTGTCCATTGTCCATTTTCCATTGTCAATTTTATTTTTGTCTCTTGACAATTTGAAATCCTGTGATACAATAAGTAAGCTATTCGGAGGCTTAGCTCAGCTGGTTAGAGCGCATGCTTCACACGCATGAGGTCGACGGTTCGAGTCCGCCAGTCTCCACCAAAAAGAACACCACCCGAATGGGTGGTGTTCTTTTTGGTACTTGCGGACTCGAAGATCTAAATGCAACGCGGACGAGCGTTGCCGCCGAGGGCTGGACCGAGGCGAACAACAAAAAACGAGTCCGTCCAGTCTCTATCTCCGTATTCTACCCATCCGCTCTCCCGCCCGCTTTTCACCAAGAAAAAAACACGGTCATTTCCCGCGAGGTGCCAAAAGTGTAGACGCAGAGCCACTTTTCAGCGTTTTTGATGAAAGGAAAATGGGAAAAAAGTGGGAAGATTTTTTCCCGGGCATGTGGTATAATGTAGCTGTAAAACATAACCGAAAAGGAGATTTACTTATGGAAAGAAAGCAGTTTACATTCTACCGATCCTTCTTTGAGAGCATCCAGCGGCTGAAAACGAAAAACGAAAGGCTGCAAGCCTACGAAATGCTCTGCCGCTATGCCCTTGACGGAGAAATGCCCGACGAAAAGGAAACAAAAGATGGGGTTTTGGCAATTTTTTCCATCGCCCGACCCATCATAAACCGAGCCAGACAGCGCTCTTCCGCCGCCTTGCAGAGAGCCAGTTTGGCGCAGCAAGATAAAGTATAAGTATAAGTATAAGTATAAGTATAAGTTTAAGATTAAGTATAAGATTAAGTTAAAGTGAAAGTAAAAGATAAATACAAAGATATATATAAAGTCAGAGCGTAACTCCTATTTTGAATAATGTATATTTGCTTGTGGAAAACTCTGTGGAAAAATCCCTCTTTCCTGTGGAAAATTCTGTGGATAACTTTTTCACCGCACCCTCATCTTTCGTTGTCATTGCGAGGGCATTTATGCCTGTGGCAATCTCCCGGTACAATCCCTCGTTCATTGACAATTGTCCATTGTCCATTCTCAATTTTTCTCTTGACAACGCGCAAATTCTGTGCTAAAATCGGTTAGCCGCATTGAATGGGCAACGAAGCGATGGCATTTCCATCCGCCCCTGATAGCGAGACTACACAATATAAAGTAGGTGAAAAAGAAATGAAAGCAGTTATCGTAACCGGTGGCAAGCA